CTCTTTCGCCATAGACTTGAGTTTCTTGGTCTCCTCATCTATGTTTGCCCTGTTATCTTTCACCGACACGAGATCATTTTGCAGATTGTTTTTGTATCTCTCCTGCGAGATCATCTCCGTCTGCAATTCGGATATCTGGTTAGACAGATCAACAAATTTTTCTAGGGTAGATGCTACCTCTTCGTATTTTTTGTCGAGTCCTTTTGTTGCTCTAGTGAGGTCTTGAATTTCTTGTGATTTTCCGGCCTTGACTTTTTCCTTGTGATCGTGTGGTATGCCCTGTTTACAGGTTGGACAGTCATCGTGGTCTTCATAGAACTCTAGTTCTCTTTGCGCTTGTTTGAGACTAGATTGGAAGGACTTTCGGTGTCCATCAAGTTCTCTTTGTTCTGCCTTTGGGTCGCCAAGAGCCAGTTTCTCCGCCTCCCTTGATTCAAGTTCCTTTTGATTCGATTCAATCTCCTGTTCGAGCCCATTGATCTGATCCTCCAAGTTGTTTAGACGGGTGACTTTATCACTCTCTAACGTATCTATATATTCTTTCTGGACTTTTGTCTTTTGTTTTGCTACCTCAATGGAACCTTCGATGGCACTGATCTCTTCTTTCAGTACATTGATCTTCTCTTTGAGAAGAACATTCATGTTAGTAAAGATTTGAATGTCCAACAGGTCTTCGATAATCTCTCGGCGAGATGCCAAGGGAAGTTGCATGAAGGGGGTAAAAGAAGCAGACCCCAAGATTACGATCTGAGTAAATGACTTGTAGTTTAGTTTCAAGATACTGTCTTCCAGATACTTCTGTGTGTCACGAGCAGCAGCATCCTGATCAATGAACTGATCATTGCAGTAGATTTCAAACACATGTGGTTTCATACCACGAATAACTTTATACTGTTTCTTACCTACACTAAATTCAATCTCAACCATCAGTCGTTTGCCGTTGATTGAGTTTACCAGTTGGGGTTTATTGATGTTGCGAAACGGTTTGTTGAACAGCCCAAAACACAGTGCATCAAGACAAGTAGACTTACCACTGCCGTTTTCGCCCACGATCAATGTCGTAGGGTTTCTAGTGAAATCAATTTCTGTAAAGGAATTACCAGTGGAAAGAAAGTTCTTCCACCGCAACTTTTGAAATGTAATCATAAAATAGTTTTTAGTCGGGGAACAATTACTTGTTCAGCGTAAATGTCATGTTGTTTAGTTGTAGGATGTGAAAGAGCACCGCCGCCGGGTCGTACATTTCTTGGTCTTTCTTGATCTTGTCCAAACAAAGGCTCATTTAGAAAATCAAGATCGGTGTTATCAAAACACCATTCAAATTCTCCGCCCTCTATGAACATGTCCCAATCAATCAAATCTACCAACCAGCTAACTTCCGGATCATCCCAACACTCTTCTACAAAAGCATTCTTCACATACCTAGTAAAGAAGTATTTTATTTTGTGGTTCTTCAGAAACTCTTGTAAAGTCAAAACACTTTTCAAAGTATTAACAACGTGAGAAGCATCACTGAAGAAAAATTCTTCATACATTATCTGTCCCAGATCACCATACTTCTTAGTATATGACGGGAAAAATGTACCAGCCTTTTGTTGTATGAATCCAGCACCGGCCGCGCTCATAGGAACCCAATACCCGTCAGACCCTTCTATGAAACGAATCGGAGTCATAAATCCACGAGACTTCATAGGCAGTATTTTTTCCTGAGAACTGTTCCTATACCATTCTGTGCGGTCAGCACCAGACCACATTACACCTACAACTATATCTTCAGATGGAACACCCTCATGAATCAATCGTTGGAGAGTGTTGAGAACAGTCATCATTATTAGATTGTTCCCTATCGCGGGAAACCCACAATTCAGATTAATAAAGTTCATCAGTTCGCACGTTTTTTCTGGCCATGAATCATAGGAGATAGAGGAGGTAAAAGAACAACCACCAGCAACAAAATACTTTTGTTCTGGCAACTTGGGTGGGATGTTGATATATCGTTCTCTCATTTAAAGTTCTCCTTAGTTAATCAATCTACGTGCTGAGCCTCAACGTATAGGGTTTGCATAACGGATGTCAATTTATCCTTGTCTAAATCTGTCACAGTATTATGTATGTACTCACGCAACAGTGTCATGGTATCATCCACCTGCAACTCTACCTCGCCGACTGCCTCATCTTCAAATTCAGAGAAGTCTTCGATGATTTTCAATTCTACACAGTTACAAGTATACAGGGAATCCACTAGTTTGTCAAACTTTAAAAAGTTGTCCTTCTTCACTACGATTAACTTAACACATGCACCCACAACTTCAGTCAAATCAAATTGACTTTGGCCATCGACATCGTTGTAGAACAATTTGTGGAACATACGAAAAGGATTCTGTTGAAAATCTAGTTCGTTGGTTTCCGTATCATAGATGTGAAAACCTCGGTCATCTTGAAAGTCAGACCAAGTAATTTCGTAAGGATTACCGAGGTAAGTAACATTATCACGAGAACTGCGGTGATGAAAATGCCCACTACAAACCAAATCAAAATGCTTAAAGGGATCATGATCCATTCCGTGATCATTGGGAACACCTTTGTACATCTGAAAGCCAGTGAACTCAAAGTGTCCGAAACAAACTTTGGCATCAGTCCGAGCAACAGCGTCCATAGTAGATTTATAATTTTCACTACATATCCACGGAACAAATAAAATTTTTCTTCCATCTAAATCCATCTCCGAAACCTCTGGATATATTTTGATGTTGTCGTACTCCTGTAACAACAAATCCAAAGAGTTTACATCGTTAGTGTTTTTAAAATAAGTATCATGATTGCCTGGGATCATGTGCATAGTCATACCCAGACGATGTGCTTGACCGAAAAAATATTCTTTGCATGATTTCAGCGTATTGTAGTTGATAAACTTCCTGCGATCAAAAACATCACCCAAGTGAACAACGGTGTCAATGCCTTGTTCCTGTAGGGAAGGGAAAAAGAAGTTGTCATAGAATCGTTTGAAGTATCCATCAAACGCGAGACTGTCTGACCTAGCACCAAAGTGTGTGTCGGTAATTAGTGCAACCTTCATGCGATAGCCCTGTTCATTTTGTGAGCAAAGATGTCATAGTATCCATTTTTGGATAACAACACCTTTTCATAGTTCTTCCTGTATTCAGAAAGCTTATTTGCCATGACTGTTGGGTTCTTCAGTTCGATAACTTTTTCTCTGAACTCCTCAAAGTCCTGTACCCTTTGCCAGTCATCAATATTATATGTATTGTTCTCATCATAGTTCTGATAGACAAAAGGAATCATACCAATCGCCAAGGCCTCGACATATCTTGAAGTGGTGGCAGTAGGGTCTTTCCAGTTGAAACAAAGTGTTGATCGGCAGGGTTCTAGTTTTGGATATAACTGATTCCAATCTTTGATCCAAGCAGATTGTCTTTGCATACCAGAGGGAAACCCACCAATCAAAACAGTGGAAATGTCTGGGTCTCTGTAAATTTTTCGCAACACCTTACCACGGTCACATCCATCTTTCATTCGACCCCAATAACCAAAGTCATAGTTGTGTGTTCTGCCAAACATTTCTGATATGGCATTTTCAAACTTGTCGCGAATGAAATGATACTTCATGCCGTGGATGTTACCAGAGAAATCAATTTCATCTATGACAACAAACTTCTTGACGTTTGGTAAAAAACTTCTGTAAAGTTCTTCGGTATCACCCCTGTCACTTCTCCAAATGATCACGGTCTTACCTTCAAAGAAAGGTGCGATCTTTTCAATATGAGACTGAGATTTTGCCAAGTCTTTGGGGTTCATCTGCAACTAACCGTGATACCTAAACTCACTATCACTTGGAATCACAATAACATCTGCCCACTCAATAGACTCCGGTGTGCGAACCGGCCGAGTATTGTCAAAGGAAATGTTGTATGTCCCATACTCATGTTGAGGATTGTTTTTCATCCACTGCACATAATTTTCTAAGAAACTATCCAACACAGTTTCCAGTGGGCCATTGTATTTTACATTTGACCGCAATCTAGCACATGTAATCTTCATCGTATAATATCTATCTTATCAATTGTATCATGATTCCACACTTCCAACTCTTTGCGTATTCTACCATCCGACATGAGATTGTTGTGGCGTTTGGTTGCAAGTTTTTTCCACCACTTGATAATTTCAGGCAGTTCAAACCTGTCAAAATTCTCAGCCTTCTGAAGTGTATCAGTCTTACCAAGTAAGACATCTCTCACGTTAGAGTATCCATACTCCGACATGTAAAATCTTTTGTTTGTTGTCACATCAGTAGACTGTTTGATCACATCACAGAACTTATTGTATTCATCAGTATCATGTTCTTTCAGAGATGCCTTGATAATCTGAATCATTTTTGTCTGGTACTTTAGTTTTCTACTAGAAGCACCTTTGTGAATCAGTGGTTCGCCATCATTTCTTTCTTCAAACCAATCTCTGAGATGAAAGTAAATATCTTCTCCCATAGTCAACAAGAAAGATGACATGGTGTCACCCTTGTATCGTAGGAACGGACGCATACCATCATACATGGATGCACCCTTGATGTTACCATAGAGGGATGTTGTCTCAAACAAACAAAACTCGGTGTCATATTTTTTGTTCAACATCCTACGCACATCATGAGAACAACAGATCGCGGCCATCAACTTACCCCCAAGATAGTTGAAACCAAATGGTTGCACCGGAACAATGTTGAACCCCATGATTGCACGTTGATTAAAAATGCCAAGATCGGGAACGCCGCCAAGATACTCGTTTCTGGGTTTAGAGTTGATGAGGGGGGAACCCATCTTGATAAACCCAACTGCTTTGTTAGAGTTAGTCTCCTTCACAATAAGTTTCAGAGTTTT